TATTATTACTATAATTAGATTCATCTAATATAAAAGTATAAGTAGTATCACTGGTTATTGCAGCTACAGTAGTTGCGTACCCTTCTGCTGTGGGTACCGCTGCATTTTGTTTTATAGCATATAAACCTGGAGTACCTTTAGCTAAGTTTTTTACTGAAGTTATTTCTGAGTTTACCAAAACAGATATAGCGTCTCCAAACCAGTTTTTAACATCTGTATCTGTACTTGTTGCATCATAAGGACTATATATAGTTGATCCAAAATAAAACAGTCCACCGTCATTTGTTCCATCGTCTACAGAAGATAATATTACAGGAGATTGCCTGCCAAATTTATCTGCAAGAACAAATCCCACTTGATAATTTCTATTTCTTTTTACGGAATGATTAGGGTATTCGATCCAATTATTATATTTTCCTGTACTACTTTTTTTAGATATCCTACAGTTATAGTTTATATTTGCAGGAGGAGTGTGCTGATCCCTGTAATTACCGTAAATTATTCTGTTTCCTGAGCTTTCTTGAGAAAATGCTCGCACTGGAACTTTATCATAAACCCTGGTAGTTTGCGCTTCCGGTAAAGTTTTGTAAGGTTTACGCGACTGATAATCATAAGTGTAATAATTACTAGTACCACTAGCCCCTGCTATTTCACCAGCAGTTATACTTTCTAAAACTTTAACGGCTATTCCATCACTTTCTCTAAATAATATTTCTACTTCACTTATTTTATAATCCCTTACTATTCTATTAGCATTAGTAGGTAATGGAATAACTAAGCCTATATTCTGTACTAAGTTTTCCATAAAGTTTACAACAGTAGACTGATACGCAGCATCCTCATCTCCGTTCAAAAAATAACCGTACTGTTTAGGTATGTATGCTATTTGAGTAAAAGGTGCCATTAAGGAATACTCATTGTCATCATACTTAAATCTATAACTAAATCTAACAAATTTATCTTCTAAATAGTCTGGATCGCCAGGCCATGTAGAATCATTCGTTTTATTAGTCATTGTAGATATAATTAAAGATATATAAGTACTATTAGCCGGTGCAGCCCCAAATGATGGAGATACACTAACTCTAGTAACAGCACCCACTAAAGTAACTCCTGTTACTTTTATATGATCCAAGCCTGTTATAGCTGTGGTTTGCTCAGCAGAAACAACAGTCGCGCCTATAAAAGGAGTTAGGGCTGCAACTTGATCACCATCTAATGTAAAATAAGCTGTAGTAGAAACAGTTGATCCGGATGTTTCTACAGTTATTCTATTATACAATTGTATAGCCTGATATGGGCTGTATTTTGCTACAGAGATTTGATGTTCTTGAGTATAATATTCTTGAGTAGTAATATTAGAAGACCGGCTAGATTGTGGAGTGCTTGCAAATAAAGCAATGTTTATTTTACGTGGTTGATTTCTATTATCTGTCCAGAATAATAAATTTTCAATTAAATTAATACCTATTATTCTATTGGTTGTAGAAAAATTTAAAAATTCACCTTGAACTAAAAGAGTATAACTTCCTGAAGTATTGTCATAAACATAAATATAATGCTTGGATGTAGAAGGGGCATCTGTAGGGTTGTTAGGGTCTGGATCAGTATAGTCAGTTAAAAAAACAAATATTTGATCTGTGGAATTACTATTCTTTACACCTATTATAGTAAGGCCTGCCCCAATGTCGGTGCCTGTAACTAAATTATTTCCTATGATATTTTCAAGGGCTCCAACATCGTCATCTTCGGATCTACCAACAGATATATTCCGAGCATCTCTATATTCACCGTTAGGCAATATTCTATCGTCAAGATCTTTATTCATTCTAGACTTTAGAAATGTGTTTTTTATTTGTTGAGCCATTTAATTATGATTTAATCCATTTCGATTTACCACGCATTACTTGAACAATTTCTTCAAGCTTAATATTTGATAATCTTATTTTTGCATTTCTTAATTTAGCTGATCTATCTCTTTTTAATCTTTGTACAACATATTCAGGCTGATTAATCCTAGACGCTAATATAGAATACAATATATGTGCATATAAAGCATCCTCAGCCATTTTAGGTATTCTTGAATCTAATTCGTAGGCTAATCCATCAGATATATATTCAAGTACTATTAAACGATCTTTTAAGTTAGAAGAAAAAGCTATTGTGCCGTCTCTTTCATTCATGTTAAACCAACCGTTTCTTTGAGTATATTGCGGGTTATTCCCGTATTTTTGGCCGTAAAAAGGATTGCCCGTAAGCCAACCAGCATAAGACCAATAATCTTCTACTGTAATATTGCCATTAAGCAAATTATCATTAGCATCTCCCCAACGCTCTATAGTTTGAGAAGTGCCTTCTAAGTTATCGCCAAAGTTATCTTGAGTTGGGTCACCTTGATCATCTTGTAAGGGAACCTCATAAGGAGCAATAGTTAAATTATTTGCAGGATATATAGGATGTTTAACACCTAACTCGTCTATGTAAGATATGTTTACGTAATTAACATAGTCTTGAGGTATTATAACACTTAAGCTTGCAGGTATTGTTAGCTCTTGAGATTTAATACTTTTTAATGTATCATAGCTAAATTCCTGTAATCCTCGTTTAGCGTGGAATATTACATCAGTTCTTTTTACGTCAGGTATTAATTTATGTTCTCCAACATAAGTGGCTATAAAGCCATTTATTACGTCGTTTAAAGAAGTATATCCGTAGCTCCCGTAGTTTTCTTGTACTGTTGTGCCAATGGCTTGTTTATTGCCATAATTACCTCCATCTAAAGCTTTTAATTGTACAGCTATATAAACTCCAGCTGCAGGAGCAGCGCCAAAAGTTATTGTATTATCTACAACCGTATAAGCTAACGTATATTCAGTATATGAACCAGGCAGATTAGTAGCACTGGTATATATTTGAAAATTATTTAAAGGGTAGTCTAATGATGTTGTATCGGAAGTAGCAAATATTAAATTAGTATTGAATGTAGTAGTTATTACCCCGCTCCCATCAGATAGGAATCGCTGTGATCCAGCGTAATATTGTTCGTTAGTTTCGGTTATTAAACCGCCATTAGGTATAGGCATATCTTATAATGTTGAGCGTTGTACTTCTTGTTGAACTTGTTGAGCAGCCACATTAATTATTTGAGGATCTCTTATTACTACACCTGAATAAAGTAATATTTTTAATATAATATTAGTTTGCTCTGTTTTTGACAATTCAAAATCCACGGAATTAGTAGGATCCCATTGGTAATAATTTTGCCCAGCAGGTATTGTAAAGTTCCAAATTACATCTAAAGGTTTTCTTAAATAGCTTACCTTTATATCCGATGTAATAGTTTCAGGATATAAATACAATTTATTATTTTCATATATATAAACAGGATAGGTAGTTGTAGGTGCAATTAATGGATTAGCATTTATGTATAAAAGCTCATTTCGCTGCACTAGCTGAGCTTCTTTGCCTCCTTTATAAATTACTGTTCCCAGCCTATAAAAGTCCTCTGGGGTTGCCGTAACAACTATAGCTGCTAAATTAGCCGGAACAGTGTCAAATATTATATTAGCTCCACTAATAGTAAAGGCTGTAGTAGATACCCCATTTATTGTTACAGCTATTACGCTGCTTGCTAGCTGAGAAGATGTTATTGTAGTAAACGGAAAAGATATAGTAGTTCCATCCCCGGTAAATGTTTGTGTAGCTACGCTAGCCCCCGAGGTTGTTGGCAATGTAAAGTATTTACCGCCAGCTACATAAGTTGCATCCCCATATTCTTTAAATATAGCTATATCCTGATCAACATTTTTTATTCTATCTGCATATTCTGTATCATTGTCTGGTCTACGAAGCTGCTGATTTAATGTATCAAAATAACTTTCAAATATTTCTAGCTGCACTTGCGTCGCAACTTTGTTAAATTCATCTGGTGATAAGTTACCTCTTTGTTCTTTATTAAGAATAAGCAACACCGTTTTATAAACTATGTCTACGTTTACTGCCATTTTATTTATTTGTTATAAATATTAACCGGCCTCGCATAGGAAACCGGCTAATAATAATTCACCATCTATAATATAATCACATGTTTTTTAAAAAAACTACTAATTAAATTTCTTCTCTATAGATCTATAGACTTCAACACCTTCATCTGTTTTGAAAAAAGCTGCCATAGCTGAATATGGGTTTTCGTCAAAAGGCACAGACATTAGCTTTCTGCCATTAGATGCCCAAGAAAAAGTTCTTTGATCTTGGGATAAAGTAATTATATTTGCTTCTGTAGCTTTTATTGCTACATTTCTAAGCCCTACATTTTCATCTTGAGCTAACTCTAAAAATAATGCTGGGTTATTGTTAGCAAACAACCTTAAATCTCTTTTTATTTCTTTAGAAGATAGATTATTTACAGCATTACCCATTTCTACTCTTAAAATAGCCTCAGCATCGTCTATATCCATGTCTCTTGCAAATACTGCTGCGTCCGTCTGAAGATCTAATAATTCTAAATCATCATAAGCTTCTTCAACAGGATCGTATTCTTCATAGATTCTACCTTTTAAAGGATGATATAAAGAAAGAAGTTTTTGTAAATTTTGTTGTTCTTTAGGAACTCTTAAGTCCCCATCTCTAAACATAATATGCCCTAACGTAGCCTCTCCCTCTTGTTCACTTTTAAACGGTGAGTCATGGTTGGTAGCATATCTAATTTCTTTTTGTGTTCCAGTTTCTGGGTCAAAATACAACAAAGCATGTTTCCTAGTATGCTTGCCTGGTATAGTTAATGTAAGAGGAGTGTCTTTACCTTTAAGATAATACAATCGATCTTTAATCTCCCATTTAGGTTTAGTTGATTTTTTTGGTGTTTCAACAACTGGTTTTGTAGCAACTACTTCTGGTAATCCGTCTGTAATTGGTTCTTGTGGTGCAGCCTTTTTAGCTGCAGGTTTTTTATTTGCCATAATATAATATAATTAAATAGTTAAAAATAAAGGGAGGACCCGAAGGCCCTCACCTCTAGTATTAAAATTATTAGATTCCTCTGAATAATACAAAGTTGTTAGCCGCTTGAGTAACTAAACATCTTTCAGATAGGAAGTTTACTTCCATTGCATCAAGAGTCGAATTACTAGCACCTCCAACAGATCCTGTTAACCAAGATTTCATTCTACGGTCATCAGTTTGAGAAGCTCGGTATCGTACGTGCAAGAATGGACGACGAATGTTAGTTCCTAAAACTTGATCGTAAACAGTTGAAGTTCCAGCAGGTACTAATACACCTTCGATTGAGTTAACTCCATTGATAGCTCCACGAGTAGATGCATCATTTAAGTATTTCCAATCTGTTTTGTAAAAGTCATAAGATCCTCTACGGAATCCACTGAATCCTAAGTTAAGTGCCATGTCTTCTGAATTTTCAAATAATCCATAAGCAACACCACCTGCAACTCCTGAAGAAATGCTTGCTAGCATATCATCAAAATCTAAAGCAGTCTGACGGTTTAAGAATAACATGTTTTCCTCAATTGCTCCTTGAGTATCAAGGTTTTTAAGGATTGCATCAAATTCAGTCAATCCGTTTGCAGCTGTAAATCCAGTTTCAACATTTCCTCGTGATGAAATAGCAGCGAACAAACCTTCTGTTCCTGGCTGAGTTAATGGGTTAAGAGTAGATGCATTTAATTCACCTTCTACCATTGCCATTTCTAAGTAATCTTCAAAACGTAGACGAGTTTCAGATTCAGCTTTCAAATACCATAGGTATCCGTCAGTTCCATCTTCAGTAGCTACATTTACCCATCCAATTTGTGCAGTATCAGATCCAGATACAACGTACTGATCTCTAATAATGATTGGAGTGTTAGAAAATTGTGTTAATACAGGCTCAACACTAGTTCGTGCAGCTGAGTTTCCAGCTCCACCAGCAGCTAATGTAGTTCCTTTAGAATAGTCAGATCCGTAAACGAATACTTTCAATCCAGTTGCAGAGAAACCTTGAGTAGTCAAAGTAGTTCCAGCAAAAGGCTGAATAGTAATTGTTCCAGCTGCACCAAGTACAGATGCTGTTACGATACCTTTAGCTTCTAGTCCATTAGCTGGATCTAAAACAACAACAGTGTCATTTACTGAAATTACGTTACTAACTCCCGCTGTAGCAGCTGGGTTAAGAGTAATTACAGATAACGTACCAGCTCCATTAGCTTGAGATACTCCAGCGTAAGAGATGTGTAGTCTGTTTTGTTCAGACCAAATAACTTGATCAGAAGTCATCGGCATTTCAGCGCCAACCATTCGTAAAAATCCAGATAACGTTCTGTTTCCATAACGCTCTACTTCTGCTTCGTAGATTTCTGGTAAGTACTGCTGAGCAAAGTCAGCAAAGTTTCCTGGAACCCCGGCACCTCCGCCATTGTTGTTCCACTGTAAATAATTTGTAGCAAGTAATTGCTGTGTTTGTGATGGGATTATGCTCCCAAATTGTGGTAATAAACTCATTGTTATTAGTTTTTAAACTTTTTAATTTTCAATTTTGCAGAGTCCGCTCCAGAAATTGATTTGACTTTATACGCACCAAAACGAGCACTTTCAACAGGTGCCGCTTTTCTAGCTTCAGTAGATGTATTATTAGATTTGTTTACAACATCTCTAATAGCATCCGCTTTACCTTGTTCGTAGAAGTGATTTGCTATTTTATCAGCATTCGCTCCTGTATATAAAGCCTTGTGATACCCTTTGGTATCTTTAATCGCTCCATCTTCCCCAAGGAACTTCCCTAGAAAATTACTGATGTCCGATTGTTTTTCCCCAACCTGAGCAGCATTTTGTACTCCATACCTAAACTTTTTTTCTCCTAAATTAAAATCGAAACCTTCGAAATCTTTATTAAATAATTGTTCGGTTTGAGTTTTAAACTTCTCATGGTTTTTTGAGTTTCTTTCCTGATCCTCTTTATATCGATTAAAAAAGTCCGATGCTTTTTGTTGATCTTCAGAAAGCTGAGGCGACTTCAACTTGATGTCGTCATAATACTTTTTCTTTGTATCTTCTAAAAACTTACGGGCTTTTGAAACCTCTTCTTTGTAAGCGAGTTTTTTTCTTTTGATGTCTCGCTCTTCATCAATGTCTTCATCAAATGCAAAAGTATCTTCGATCATAAAGTCGATCTCTTCTTTTGACAAATGAGGCTTAGTGCTTTTATAATATTCTTTTACCAAAACGTCTCTATCAACGTCTTCGTAATTAGTATTTAATCTAATATAGTCCTGCATTGTTCCTCCGGTCTCTTTCATGAAATCTACCAACTTGTTTATGTTTTCTGGTAAATCATTATCTTTAGACTGAGGTTCTGCTACTTTTTCTTCAACAGGCTCTTCAGATTTTACTTCTTCTTTTTCTTCGGTAATTTCTTTAATGACTGGTTCGGATGTTCCTTCCTCCACTTTTTGTACATCTCCGGCTGGTTTATTCTCATCCACACCGCCTGTGCTTGGCTCTTGAACGGCATCTTTTTCTTCTTTAGGAATTACTACTCTAGTTACATTGTTTGGAACGTCTATTAAAGGCTCCTTGTTTTTTGCGGCTATTTGTTCATCAGTTAGCCTTGGCTTGGATTGGACCTTAAAAGACCCTTCCGTTTTTACTTGTTCATTCATGATATAATATTATATAATTATTAAATACTTACTTAACTTGGTTCGAAAGAAGATAAATCAAATCCTCCTAATACGTCATTTCCTTGTGACTCAAAGTTTTTAGGCATACCTTCTGTTTGTCTTTGCTGAATAAGTTCGCTTTGCTGAGTACCCTGTATTTTTACTCTTTTATCTTTTCTATCTTCAATTTCTGCTTCTTTTTGTTGAGTAGCTCTAAGTTGAGCCTGAGCTAACTGCATGTTATATTCAAACTCCGTTGCCATTAACTCCTTTTTTATCTGAGCTTCAGTTTGCATTCTTTGTATTTCAAATTGAGACTTAGCTTGTTCAATTGCGACTTTTTCAGATGTGAGCGCTTGCTGTTTTTGCACTTCTGCCATTGCTGCTTTCTCAGACGATTGAGCATTTGCTTCTGCTTGAGCTTGGATATTTTGTTGCGCTACCGCTTGCTCTCTTTCTAATTTTTTCTTACGCTTAAGCTTTAACATTTGGTTAGCTAGCTTAAGATTTTTAATTTCACGTATATCGATAGCATCTTCTATATCAATGCTGCCTTGTTGCAGGGAAGCATTTATATTAGCTGCTAACTCAGCTTTTTCTTCATCGTCTGGTTCCATTTCTAAGTATATTCCAAAGTCATGGAGATTTAAGTTTTCTATTTCTCTTAGAGTTTCTACATTAAAAGTAGATATACTATTCATTAAAGAATTTTTAGCAAGAGGAAAATTTAATACATCAGCTATTTTTAAAGAAATGTTTTCGCAAGTGCTTAAAGCTAAAAACAAGCTAGCGTCTTGTATGTGTTTAGTAGCTACATTGGAAGCATTAGCTGCCATTTTTTGTAAGCCAACTAAAGAATCCGCATCGGGTAAAGATCCGTCTCTTGCCTCATTCAATCCAGTAACATCTCTAATCATTTGCATATTGTAATTATATGCTGTAATAAGAGATTGTATTTTACCCATACCGTTAGAAGAGTTTAATTCCTGAATAGGAACTTTACCTCTATTAATATCTCCATCTTGTGTAAGTGATCTACCTACAACAGAACCCGTTTGAAAATACATATTTAATGCTTCGGCTGGATTGTAATTTGTTCCATTACCTAAATCTACTTCAGCTAATCCGTCCATATCTAAAAATATACCATCAGGAACCATTCTAGATAAAACCTGCTGTATTTTTAAATGCGTTAGCTGTATAACGTCGGCAAAGCCTATACACTTACTTATTAAAGATTGTATTTTTCCTTTATACATTCTAGGAGCACATAAAGAATAGCTCATTTCGACACGAGTTGTATCTGCTAAAGGTCTTGTCATATTTTCTGACATTTCCCACTTTAACATCATGTCCGTGCCAATAACTTTAGCTCCTTCGTATAAAACTTCTATAGACCTTGATACTCTTTCAAAATTATCATTTGGTGGAGGATTAAACTCATCAGTTTTTTCAATAGCCTTTTCTAAGCCAGAATCTGTTCTTTTTATTTTAAATACTTGATCTGTATAAGTTTTATATTCAAAGTATAGTACTTGAACAGTATTGTAATCGTAATTTTCAAATCCCCGTATCATACTTCGATTACCGGGCATTTTTTGTATTCTTTCTAGCTCTTTATCAGATATGTTAGGGAATTCTTTTTTAAGCTCTGGAATAGTTATAGATTTAACTTCCCCTACATAATATATATCTTCAAAATGAGGATCTTCTGTGTAAGACCAAACACAATAAGCAGGATCAACATAATCAACTACAATACCCTCCGCAGGATTAAAAGAAGTTTTTGTAATACCTATTCCTATATTTACTAAATCCTGATTTACTCTAGCTTTAGTAAGATCAAATTCGTTAGTAGCTAGAACCGTATTAATAGCCTCCTCTTCAGCTACTTCAATCGCTTGCTTGTAGCTAAGTTGCATATGCAAATCTCTTTCTTCTATAGTTTCAGGAAGACTTTCTGGGGGAATATTAGACCGACTTAAATTTACCTTAACAATTTCTGAGGCTTGAGCTTGCTCATTTTTGGTTACCATATCAAACAATATGTCTTCTGCAAAATCAGTTCTCTTTTTTAAAGATTCCGGATCTTGAGCATACGAAGTTAAATCATATTGTTTTTGAGTTATGCCGTTGGCTACTATATTAGAAAATTTAGAAAGTATAGGAACTGGCTTCCAATCTAAATTAAGATAGGACAAATCGCCATTAATAGCTAGCTCATCTTTGTACTTCTGTACACTTTGTTCTCCTCTAGCATATAAACGTAGGTTATGAAAATTATTCCAATTTGTCGCGTAACGATTTGAACCACTTCCTCCGTAATTAAACCATTCTTGCTCAATAGCTCTACTAACCTGAAGACCATATTCCCATGTTGCTTTTTCAGCATCACTTACAACCTGATCTGGAAATGGGCTATTAGTATTTGTACTTATATTCATTTATTATATTATTTTTGAAGTAGTCCCCTCGTTATTATACTTTTTAAAACCTAAAGAATAAGACTTAATCTTTGTTATTCCTTTAGGGTTATATCTATGTTTATTGCAAGCCATTAAAGCTAATCCTGAGCTAATAGAGGCATCGTATTTAGTCCTATTATTTATATCAAACTTTGCCCAATCCTCTAATGTTCTTTGGAGGTACATATCTCCATACCCGTCTTTTTTCTCACCCACAAAATCCTCTATATATGTTTCTATAGCGGAAGCGTGTGCCTGTTTTATGTCTTCACTTGAATTAGGTATTCCGCCCACTTCTCTTTCTGAAACTGATAATTTGTTATATATTTTATCAGGTCTATTAATACTAAATCCTCTATATCCTCTTCTCTTTAAATAATAAAGCAATCTAGGCTTGTTATTTTCTGCTAATAAAGGCATGCCATAAAACACTAAAGCCATTAATACATCTTCAAAAAACATTTCAGCTGTAGCAGGCCTAGCAATATACTCTAAGAAAAAATGATTAGGTGGTACATTTTCTATAGAAAATTTTGTTAATCCATGAAGTGATCCGTTAGAGCCGCCGCCACCAACGACGCCACTAATGTCGTAACTATCACATCCGAAGGCGCCCAAATGCTCGTTTCCAGGATATTTAACACCATTTTTTATTATTAAGTTATTTTGTTGTTCTTGATCTGGCACCCAAGTAATAAAAAATCTACCATTTTTATTTGGATAAAAAATAACATTAGTATCTTTAATCCCATTTTCCCACTGAAAATTGCCTTGGGTAACCATAGCAGAATTTTTTAATTCTTCATTATAATCTATTTGTTGATAGATCTTTGTTAAATTAAAAATAGATTGCTTAGCTTCATCTCTAAAAGCGTGTTGCTCTGTTCTTGGGAATTGCCGATAATATTCATTTAATGCGTCGGCGTCATCTTTTAAACCCTCAACTTCGTTTTCCCAATGCTGTATTACACCCTCCGTAATTATATTTCCATGAGGATCTAATGTTTCTTTCTCTGGAGTATCAAATACAGGGTAACCATACTGGTCAATAAATCCTTCGTAATTCCACTCCATAGGAATAAAAAGTTTATATAAGCCCGTTTTGGTTTGCCCGTTTTTATTTCTTAATGAAGCATCTGAACCGTCATATAACTTTTTAAAGTTTTTACCTCCTTTGTCCAAAGCATTTGACGTTGAGCCCATCATGCATTTTCCTACAATTCTACTACCTAGCCGTAAACAAGTTTTTGTTACTCGCCAGTTGTTAAGTATATTTGTAGGTTTTTCCCATTTTCCAGATTCGTCATGAACCAATAATTTTAGCTTTTCACCATCATAACTATTATCCCCGGTATTTTTCCAATCAATAGTTGTATCTAACCCATCAAGTTCTTCAGCCATTTGATTGTCTTCTAATTTACGCCTAGTAAATTTTGAAGCAGGAACACGATATGCTAATTCCGTTTTCGGACGATCCATACCATCTTGTATTGGCTTAAAGAAAAACGGATAGTTTACCGATATGGGTACAACTTTATCCGTGAACATTTTTTTAGCATCCGCCCCAGACTTGGATAATATACCGAATCTAGAGTCTGAAGATATTGTGGCTGAATTAACCGTTTCTCCTGATGCCATAAAACTAAATCCCGAACGTCTGTTTTTAAGATAACACATTCCGTAGGATCGCTTATCTGCTTTGCAAGCTTCCCAGAATATAAAGAATAGTCTATTTGCTTCTCTAAAATCTGGTTTCCCAACATCAATCTTGGACCACTGCAGGTACATGTAATGAGTACCAGTAATATAAGTAGGCTTGCTTTTATTAATAAACCAAAAACCTTTTTCACGTCTTTCAAATTCTTCATCTATATATGGGTGCCACTGCTCTTTAAAACTATTAGGGTAAGCATTCCAATCCTGAACGCTTTTAATTTTTTTTAATGGCTTAGGATATTCCATGGCTTGCCATTTATTATTTCCTAAGTCCTTTACATCTTCGGATTTAGGCAACGCAATCATTACATTACCTATTTCATATATCTCCCCAATCTTTCCGGTTTTGCTGATTACAACGATATCATATTCTTCATTGTAACCATATTCCCATTTAGCATAGCGATTTTTTTTCTTAATTACAGAAGCTTTAATATGATCTTTAACAATTCTGCATAATGTTTGTTCGTATGCCATTACTTAGATCTCCCTTCTGCAAAACCTTTAAAAGCAGGTTTGCTTGCTTTATTATTCGACTCTGCTATCATTTGCTCTTCTTCTTGAATTTTATTCAATATTTCAAAAGCATCAAATATACAAAGCTTTTTAGTAGCGGCAGCATTTTTAAGTCTGTCAGCTGATATATCTTCTTCTGAGTCAACGATCTTTTCTTTTGCTACCTTTACTAATTCTTTAATTGCTTCTCGCCCAGCGGCTATTATATTCTTCTTCGTTTCTATCGAGCTCATATTTTATAACAATATCATTTGATTTCATACAATACATAATCTGGTTATCTATAACGAATTCCCATTCGCTGTTAGGTGTAAACCCTATTAAGTCCCCTGGATTAATTCCAGCGCGTTTTAAGGACTTATTACCTATTTTTAGTATACCAATAAGGCTAGCTGTTTTATTGTTGCTAAAAGGGTCTTTATTTTTGACCGGAGCAACAAAGCATCTATCACCGAACGATTTCCAGTTCTTTTTTTTCTTGTACAAATATATTTGATCTATTGCACACATAAAAAGCCCATCTTTAAGAAACGATCTACTATTTTTTTTAAGTCCTTTCATGTCATAAAAAACTCTAAACACATTATGATGAACGACTATTAAATCACCTTTTTTTATTGGTGTCGCAAATGCTGCTGGAGTTGCTACAACTTCAGCTATATTGTTAACGTGTTTAAAACTTTCTATAGAAGTGTTAGTCACCAGGTCCACTTCTCCAACCTTTACCGTATTATCATATCTACCACCGACAGGCTTTATGATAAAATCGTATATACTTCTCATTAGTATTCCAAGTCATACTCAACGGATATTGCCATGTTAGAATTAAACTTCTTCCATGGCATTACCTCGTCATCTTTTTTTATAAATATATTATAAGAATTGTCAGACTCTTCAAATATTATATGTGAAATTTCGTGCCCACCGTAAACTGTCTGCTTAACAGAGTAATGCATTGCTTCGTTCTTATAGTCAGCACCTATACTAATTTTTCTTATAATATTATTCATAACCCTAATCTTTTTTATCAACAGATATTACTTCATAAGTACCATCAGTTAGATTAATATTAATAGGGCCGTATTCATCTTCAATAGACTTTTTAAATTCATCCATTTCGTTTTCAAGCATATTTATTTGATAAATAGCTTTTGCTTTTTGGACTTCTAATCCACCAATATGTGCACAAAACTTTTGCAGGTCTGCTTGTAAAGCCTGCACTTTTTCCAACTGTTCTTTGCTAATTGATAATTTTTTTGATTTCATTTTTTTTACTTTACTCATTTTGATTTAATTTAATTGTTAATTTATTGTTTTTATTTTTTTCTTTTTGGGCCAGTGTAATCCAAAATTGTTCCTCGCCTAGTAGATCTGCGCTTTTCATCAGCATCATAATATCTTTTTTCTTTGGCATATTGCTTTCTTAGGCTTTCTAACTCTCTTGGGTTGTTTGCTCTTTTAAATTCTCCTTTTTGATTTACAAAACCAGCTGCTCTATCCTTATCCCCAAATTCAGTAAGTCTTCCTTTATATGGTCTAGGAGCAACCCCTATTTTTTCAGCTTTAGCTTTTGAGGCTTCAAACCCCTTTTCGGTAGGTGTATAATAGCTACCGGTAGCGGTGTCTTGCATGCCTATTTGATTTCCATCTTTATCATACTTAAATCTTGGATCTTTCTTTTCTTTATCTTCATTTCTTAGCGGTGTGCCGTTGGTTAAAGCTTCGAAGTTTTTGTTTTTTAACGGAGCTCTACCGGGTTTTTGCATGTATGCCATAGCTTTTTATTTTAATCTTGTTAATTTTGTTATTTTTTATAAATTAGTATATAATCGTCAATGTAGCAATAAAGCTCGTTTGGTTCTTTTAATACGTATTTGCAACTATAATTACTGTTATCGTCAAAAACAGCAACAACTAGCATTTCATTATTTGTTACTTGTATAACATTTTCGTAAAAAGTATTATTTGTTTCGGGGTTATATACCGTAATATTGTTTGGCTCTACTGTGTCTAAATTGATTGTTAAAATGGCAGTAGAGTATTCTTGTTGCCAAACTCCATTAAATTGCTGTTGTCCAAATAATTGACTTGATACCAGTAATAATAATGTGATAAATAAATTTTTCATTTGATTGGATTTAATTGTTAATTTTATTTTTTTGTTTTATCGTACGCCTCTTTCTCCCAAGGTAATTTTTTAGATCCTTCTTTCATGGTACTTCTTGAATAAGCTTTACCTTTCCAATAAACATTTTTATCATCATAATCTAAATCACCTCTTTTCATTTGATTAATGTGTATCATTTCATGATCTATCACATCTTTCTCTTTGCTTGGAGATAAATTTTTGTTTAATATAATAGTGCCATTATTGTTAGCTAAACCAAAAGTATTATTATCCATATCCTTATGATAGATAGGAGTATCAATTATTTTATATGGAGCGCTAATTTTAAAAGCCATTTTATTTACCTACTACTATATCTGTTGCGGCACCAGAGGATGGAACCAATACATAATCTACAACGACTGGCAATATTGTGCCAGCAGCTACATTTTTAAATTCTATTCCTTGACCTGCTGCAGGAGTAGCAGGTGATACTTTATTTATTCTAAAGGTAGCATTATTATCTCCTCCAGGTACTGTAAATGTTTGACCTACCGTATATCCTTTTCCTCCTTCTTCAATAGTAAAAGCTGTTATGCCTCCGCTTCCATTTACGGTGTCTATTAAAAGAACTAACCCCTCGCTTGATGTGCTTATACCCGTAATAGGTATTTGAGTTGCTCCTGCAGTATAACCTGTGCCCGCAGAAATAATCTCCAGTGTTAAAACCTCTGCTGGTTGAGTAGCGTTAGTTCCTGATACAATTACTTTTACTGTACCGGCAGTTCCTACATAAACTACAGACCCAGTTAGGTTAGTACCTAAAGTTCCAGACTGATTTTCAAAAAGCCAAGCTGATTCAGGATTTATAGTATTGGTAGGGATCCACGTTTGTGCTCTTGTTATATAACTTGAATCTGTTGGAAATTGTCCCATAATTATTATTTTTTTTATTTATTAATAAAAAGTCTTGCGAAACGTTAATCCCGCAAGACTAATTAATTTTATTATGCAAATGTTGCAGTTCTAAAATACATCTGTTTAGGTGCAGCAGCGTTATCAACTCCTACATTAACTGTAGCAACTACTCCTCCTGGGTTAGCAGTCATTGCAGATCTTACCGCAGATACTAATGGATTAGCGTTACCTGATGTTAATGTTGGATTAACTGCAGATGAAATACTAGTAGATACAGTTAAAGTTAAAGTTTTGTAACCTGTTTCAGCATTTCTTCCAGTTAAACCTACTACTAAAGTTTTAGCATTTGCCCCTGTTGCTCCAGTTGCAGTTACAGTTGTGATGTCTTCAACATTTACTAAGATACCTTCGTTTGGTCCTAGTGGCTGTACAGCTGCTGAATTTTTTACGTTAAATTTAATGAATTTTGCCATTTTGTTTTTGTTTTTGTTTATGTTTATGTTTATGTTTATTTAGGTTTATACAGTCCTATCTGTTTATTCGTAATCTCTTCGGGATTTACTCATATCCCCTTTTTTACCACCATACATTTTAGCGGGTGATTTTAATATTTCAGCTTGTAATGCTTCAGGTAATTTGTCTTGATTTCCAACTAAAGCTTTCATTAAAGGAGTTTCACGCATTGCCATTGGAGATTCGTAATCTCTTTTTGACTTGCTCATATCACCTTTTTTACCACCATACATTTTCATTGGAGATTCATAGTCTCTTCGCGATTTGCTTTCGTCACCTTTTTTTCCTCCATACATCATAGCAGGGGATTCTTTCATTGGTAGACCTTCTTTTGTAGCAGCCATTCGCATAGCTACAGGGCTAGTAGGTTTTCCGTAATCTCTCATTTTATTAGGAGAAGTAGCTCTGTTATCTATTGGCATATCATCCATTAGATTTTTTCTTTCTTGCTTATTGCTTTCCATAATATATATCTATGCGTTTTTATACCAGTGCTTAGCTATAGAAGATCTATCCTTTTTTTCTACATCAGTTCTGTGGATTGCCCCTTTAGCATCATAAATTAATTCACGGTCGTGAATCATTGTTTGCTTTGCTTTCTTGTCACCTTTTTTATAAGCCATATCAGCTCGGTGAAGTTGCCCTTTTGCATCATAGATTAGTTCTCTTTCATGCATCATTTTTTTGTCGTACTTGTTCATGGTTTTGTT